ACTATTGCGATAGGCAGAATAGAGGCCCATGAGGTTGCCAGCCATGCTGTCGAACCTACCGGGAGCTTGAGCACCACCACCAGCACTCTGAGGCATAAAGCGTTGCATGAACGGATTGCCACCAGTGCTAGACTTAGGCTGATAGGTTGTGGGATCAACCCCGTTCCCTGTCAAGTCCTGCCCAGCATAGGGGCTGGGCATGTCAGGGGATACAAAGCTTGCACTTCCCATACCCTGTGGCTGGAAGCCATATTGCTCCAGGCCATAGCCCTGCCCAGGAGCAGGGGAAGACGTGCCTCCCATACCTAAGGCGGTTTGCCAAGAAGCTTGTGGGGCTTGGTAATCACCGAAGCCGCTTGAATAATCGTCTACCGACGGCAGGTTATTCATGCCGCCACCATTGTCTCCAAACATATTGCTTGCTCCACTGTAAAGGGCATTTATACCCATCCCTAGCCCACTGCTAGTCAAACTGCCCAACACACTATCTTTGATGTCGCCGCCGGTGACGGCGGCTTTAGTACCAGCACCAACAGCACTGTTAATGGGCTTGGCCCATGTAGGATCAGAAACACCTAAGGCGCCAGCAGCATCAATGCCATTGGCAAAGCCACCAGAGACGGCTCCATAGCCGGCTGCCTTGAGAAGATCGGAGCCCCACGCGCCTTGCGAAGCTGCTCCCATGAACCCACCACCAGCACCAGCAGCGGCACCGGCGAGGACACCTCCAGCACCCGCACCCATTCCGGTGGCTGCCATACTACCCATACCCCCACCAAACATGGCGCTAGCAAGGGTCATTGCGGCTTGAAAGCCTGGATCATTCTCGTTCAGCGACCAATTGTGCTCAGGACCATATAGGTCCCCATCCTTGAAGGCTTGGAGGCGTCCTAGATTGGAAGCATGTGTGCCTGGGTTGGGATCAAGCTTAGTCCCCATTCCTAGAGTGATACCTTCCTGGCCCATCCAGTCTTGGAAGCTGTTATCAGGGGCGTAGTCTTGATTGTCCGGACCAACTCCAGAATTGGGATGGGTGCCGGTATATCCTAAAGCTTGTAACCATTCAGGATCGTAGTCAGGCTGATTGAAGCTAGCCCAATCCGCACTGTCATTCATGATCCAATCTCTGGCACCCACCATTTTCCCGGTCTCATTGGTAGGGGCAAACGAATAGCCTTTACCAGTGACAGGATCAGGAGTTGTACCAGTGAACCAAGCCGGGGGATCGGCATAGTTGCCAGAGTCACCCCCACCAACACCCTCTCCGTTCATCTCAGGGTGAATACTTCTCCACCATGCGTTGGCAAGGGCAGAGTCCATTCCTTGGCTTTCACCATTAGCCGCAGAGGATTGATACCCGGTTGGATTTGACATCCCCCCACCCATGTAGGCTCCCCCACCTGAGAAGATGGGGTCACCCCCCATGTCTAGTACGTCTGACCAATCAGCCATGTTTATTCCTTACCACGCAGGGATGTAACGAATGGTTCCGTTATCATCAATAGGCACCCATTTCGTCGGGTTACCCGCAGCGGGAGCATTAAGCAGAGTGCCGCCCGCAGCAGCAGCCCCGTTTGTTAGCGCAGTTGTAGTTGTGTGCAAGGTTGCATTCCCTGTGGTGATTCCACCAGTGAGGGCTAGGGAGGTGCCCGTCGCTGCACCGAGAACAGGAGTAACTAGTGTAGGGGTGGTTGCTCTGACGAGCGTCCCTGTGCCAGTGAAGCCGGCTACTAAGGCGGCGTGCTCCGCAGCAGATAGGTGATAGCCACCACTGCCCTCAATAGTTTGGAGGCTCGCGTGCAGGCGTGTCTCAAGATCGGTTAGGTTGCTACCTGTGAAGTCATTGATTTGACCCCATGTAATCACCGTCACATCATTAATAAGACGACGCACCTGCTCGTACCAATCGGCCCAGTTGTATGAGCCGAAGGGTGCGTCAATAGGTGCAGGGGGTAAGACTTGAGCCATTATTTAAAATTTGCTGTCCAAGCAATTCCAGGAGTTGCTGTCGCTAAGACTGGAGCTCCTGCCGCATCGTATATACGCAATTTGAATGTGGTTGCGCCAAGCGTGTGCGCCTGCACATGGTAGTAGGTGGAAGTCATTGTAGAAGCGACCACTTGTGTCGGGGTGCCAGACATTCCATGTGTTACTGTGATGTCTCCAGAACCATCTGTAGTTCCAGAAGCAGTACCAGTGATGTTATTAACCCATCCTAGATTGTCGGCACAGACACGTAAAGCGGCGGTTCCAGAAGACCCATCGGATAGGCCCGCTGTGACATTTCCTAGTAGTGTGTTTCCTATAATAACATAACTGTCGCATGAGGTTCCAACAGCTAGGCCATACGAATGATTCACCCCAAGACCGTATGTGGCCCCCAAGGTGTTACCAGTTACAGCGAAATTAGTTACGCTATCGTTGTACAGTACCCCAGCATGACCTCCAACACTTACCACGCTGTTACCAGCAATTGCCGAATCACGAAGATTTACATTGCTACCACCATCAACCAACAAACCTTGGTACTGGTTATTTATCATTCGTCCGCTATTAAACTCTACACCATCTACCACGCCGCCGCCGGCCTCTGTGACATACAAGCCATGAGAATTGGTGGACGACCAGCAGTTACTAAAATAGAGGCCGACAACACTCCCACCTGTGGTGGGGGCGATTTTAATACCATATGCAACACCAGAATCAAAAGCGCACGCAGTGAAAAAACACCACGTAATTGCTTGGCTTGTGCCGGGATCAACTAGAAGCCCCACACGAGTAGAAATACAATCCACAGTGTGCATCCACACCGCTCCGCTGTGTTGAATCTGCACACCCGCTTTACATTCTGTCAGGGCACCGGCTGTAGAGGTAATCACCATATTACTGATGTAAGTGTCATTACCTCCGCTAATCTTAATGCCCACCCCATCGGTTGGAGCAATGCCAAAGATTTCGCCCTTATTAATATGAGTAATAACGACGCCCGCCCCCGCCGTGCCTACTTCAATACCAATGAAAGCATTGGTCAGGATGAAGTCCTCAATGACATTATCACGAGCAGCGGCCGACATGCTGATATAACGTCCTGCGGTCCGCATGGATGCACAGGTGAACCCAAGCCCATAGACAGAGGCACTACTACCAGCAAGAGTTAACACATCTCCAGTTAAAGAGGTAGTTTTTAGTTCAGTGGTGCGGGGATTGCCTCCGCGCATGGAGCATCCTGTTGCAAGTGACAAACCAGTGGTTACCATGTAGATGCCAGCAGGAAAAAATACTTCTCCACCATCGGCCGCCGCAGCGGCGTCTAGTGCTGCCTGAATTGCGGCTGTGTCATCTGTTGATCCATCCCCCAAGGCTCCATACGTTTTGACGTTAATGAAGCTCTTGTAGGTCATGGTGTTTACATCATTGAGCCATGACGATTCAATGATTGTGCCAGGAACAAAGGTAGTAGTGGTCATGTTTAATGCTGGCCCATGTTAAGATCGAGAAGAACTGCGCTCATTCTCAATGGATAGTTGTCTGTGTATTCAAAACGCCAAGAGCGTTGGCGGAATCTTCCCCATTGCTTTAGGAAGGGGCTTTGCGAGAAGACATTAATTTGTCTAGCAGTGGTGCCCCCGTCTGCCCAGTCTTTGTCTGAATAGGACACATCGACATACGAACTTCCGCTGTCATCATGCTGGTCAGCTATAATCATTACTCTGTGGCAATATTTCCAATTCATGCCCTCGGCATTGAAGTTGTCAGTGGTGTAGCGCACAGTGAAATCAACCCCGAAGTCTTGGTAGACATTGGGAGATAGAAGGGAGATGGTGGATTGCCCAGTGATGGCAACATATTGCCCTCCGTTGTACATCGCCCAGGCGGCCTCAATAGCTAGGGCGCCACCGTTGCTTTGCTTCCATTCGTACCAGAACTTCTCTTCAATATCGAAGGCCCAGGTGGTGTAGGGAGTCTTGACGACATAGAAGGTATGGCCGTCAACAGAGATGCACATACCATCAATAGCCAGGGTTGCTTGGCCCTTGGCGTTATCAGAGGCACTCACCGCTTGCAGAGTGGAGTCCACAACAGAGTTGCTAACTCGCTCCACCTTGAAGCTATTGAGCTGGTAGACGGCTAGGTTTTGTCTGTTGTCTTGCCCAACGAAGTAGGTGGTGTCTCCAATGTCGCAGCAGCCCGTGACGTAGCCGATGGCTCTAAACGGGCTTTCATTTCGTGATAGCGGACTTCCTGACGGATTCGCCGCATCGTAGAAGTATTCGATTGACTTGTACCCCATGACAACGATGTAGTTCTTGGCCTTGATGGGCCTGAGCGCCAAGTCGCTATTAAGTTCGCAAGTGATAAAATCCCCAGGAGTCCAAGCAAACGGATCATCCGCATTCGAGTTGTAGAGATCAGCCGTCCCAGTCTTGATGACATAGAGGTATCCATCCTGATAAATGGGGTAGGGCTGATGGGGGGTGGGCATATCACCATCCGTCACACGGGTGCAGGAGGCACCAACGTAGTCATGAATCCAGATGTCTGTGCCATCCGAGAGCACCACGTAACGGGTGCCTGTGCTCTTTAGATAAGAAGTGAACCCCACATACCCCGTAGAGGTATTTAGAGTGGCAATGAGCGACGGGGTGGGCGAAGTGTCAGGCTTGAGGCGATAGAGCTTGTTTAGCACCACCCAGTAGAAAGCATTCTGCACAACGTCGTTGTAGCTACCACGGACAGGATCAGTAGATGTCACTTTGGTGAGACTGTAGGCAGTGGCATCTAGACCAGGACGCTTCTTGAGAGCAACTGTTCTTTTCTGATTCTCCTGACTCACTCGGTCGTAATAGGCGTTGACAATCTGCACGTCACGTACAGGGACGGACAAATCACCCGAACGAAACAGGTCCACCCCATTGAAGGGGAGTGGCACCGTTTTGTAGGTGTCCTGCGCTGGTTGTTTGGAGAAAGCCACGCTTATTGTTGAGTAGGTTGGATGAACAGGCTGCCGTCCTCATCACCATAATCAGCCGCAGCATCGATGGCTTCATCAGCCTCTGCTTTAAGCAGGGTGCGGTCTTGTGTAGGCAGACCGGCTTCTGGAGCTAGGGCTGAGGCAAGCTTGAAGATGATTCCCTGAGTCCAATAGGAGGGGAAGTCCAGAGTGTCTCCAGCAGCAATCATCCCATCAAACTTCTTCTGATACACTATACGAATACTTGTATTCGCAATGGTCGCCGCATCCGAAAAACGCGGCCAAAGGGACACCTCTGTGGAGCTAATGGTAGGTGAAACAGTGTAGTGTACCGGGACACCAACAGCATCATAGGGCAGGGCGTTGTAGTCATATCGACTCTTTTGGATTAATGCCCATCGAGCGGAATCACTAACCGTGATATTTACTTCAGCCACCTTGACCCCGGCATCTAGTGTATACGTTTGATTAGTGGCACTAGGAACCACGGCAACACCAGTGCGCTTCCAGAGAGGCATTCCCTTGGTTTGGAGATAGGCAATAATGGAATTAAGAGCCTCAACTCCGTTTGCCAAAGCCTCTGCGGAAAGGGTTTGTCCTTCTGCTAAATAGCCAAGCTTGCGATAGGCAGCATTCACCAATGCGGTGGATGCTAGCTCCCAGCTAGTGTCTCCTGATGTTGCCATTATGTTCCTGCTTTAAGTTGAGCGAGAATTGCGTATGACGGGGAGGCTAGATCAGCCTGAGCACAGTCTGCTTCGGCTAGGTCAGCATAAGCGGCTACTCCATAGAGGTAGCAGACATGTGTGAAAGTGTCTTCTGGTTCCGGCCTAACCCAAGGAACTGCCTTCTCATCTGAATGAACTCTCAGGTATTTCTGAGGATGGTCGGTTTCCCAGCATGTGTCGGCACAAACCATAAGGCCGTCCCAACGCTTGCGAAGCTGGAAGTTCTTTTTCTCGAACCCACAAGAGTCGCAAATAGCATTCCATGCGCCAGGGATATATCTACTGATTCCCATGTTTGAGGTCTTTAATTGCAGCCTTCACCTCGTCAAATTGCATACGAAGCTCATGCTTAAACTCTCGCAGATCATCCTTGTGGACACGGGTGTCCCGTAGATGTTGAATGTCTGCTTTGAGGGCTACAAAGTCTTTTTCAACCTCATCCATATTTCGTTTCCAGAACCACATGACGAGTCCCATAAGTCCTGTTAGTGCCCAGCGAACTGCTTCGGCGTCCATCATGGCACCGGCGTGAAGAGATAACTAATCGCGGTCACAGCCGTTCCAGGATTGGAAGTACCCTGAAGCGTTCTAATGACATTATGTCCCTTAGTTAGAGAGATTGTTCTCGCTGCTTGGAGGTTAGTTCCCAAAGGAATTGAATAATTTGGAGACAAGCTCACTCCGTTGACTTGAACGATAATGTTTTTTGTTCCTGAGGTACAGTTAAAAGTAGGTTCGAACGACCAGTCACCATCTTCAGGAGCCGTGATAATCCAGTTTTGCATCGGCGGCGAACTTCCAACACAGACAGACGGATAGGCGCCGGAATAGTTGTGGATATTCAAAATCGCCCGACCGTCGATTGTTACCGGGTCTGTTATAGAAAGTAAATTCCTAGTCGGCCCGACCGCTGGAGCTGCCAAAGCGTCAACCACTGCATTAAAGCGAACTGAAGCTGTTGGTGTTGTATAATCGCGGAAAATACCCCAGCTTTGGAAACAATTAGCCGTCCCCGTAGGAACAGCTTGACTGTTATAAATCGTGGCTTTCTTGAAGCCACTGGTTTGGATTACGTTAATCAATGTTCTATACGATGCATCATAAAGCGGATCATGGAGAGTATCGATTTTCTGGAGTTTCGTCGCGGTTGCACCGCCATTTCCTGATGCGAAAGTTGTAGTCGCGTCCGGGCCATATTCATACTGCCACAAATCCATATTATACAATCGCGCCGTCATTGCGATAGTGTCGTGTTTACCGCCATTGGGGCCATTACTATTAATCACCGAAGCTGCGGTTTGCCAGCAATCAGCATAATCTGTGATTAGCGGCGGGGTATTTCCATTATAGGTATCAACATCCCGGAGATTCGGGCCGCCACCACCAGTCGCGTTTAGTTGTGCGTAACTAGCCAAACCGATAACTTGAATATAATCACTCGGGGGGCCGAAAGTGGTGTCAAGGAAAATCATTGCATCTTCCATACCTCCGGTTGTTCCAGGCTGGTCGAATAGCCCAATCCGAACCCGTGCATCAAAGTCCACACCAAACACAGCTTGGACAAGTTCGGAAATCTCTTTCGTCCGCCGTGCGCACCACCGACGGCGAAGTGTATGTTGATCTTGAAGATTATCAGCGCTGTTCAATTCACTGACTGCTGGGAAAACACACAGAGAGCTTGCACCGGTGAGAACAATCGGGCCGTCCAACCCCGCTGTACAGGGTACAGTAATTGTTCTTGCATCCGGGGCAGTAGTAATCGTCGTAAGAGAGCTAGACAATCCAGTGATACCAATTGTTCTAATCTGCGAAACTCCGCCGGTCATCCCATGATCCCGGCCGAAAGTTAATGTCATCGTTGTACCGGCGCGGACACAAGATGTAATCAGAGAATTCGATCTAAACTGTCCGTCAACCACCTGCCGCGCAAAATCCGCTCCCGGGTCCGACCAGGTTGCGGTAATCGCGTCAGGAGTTGTGAGAATTGTTTTATAGCCATTCGAGCCAGGCAATAAACTATTGGTATAAACTACATCTCCAGGTGCACATCCATGCCCAGCAGGCAACTGGAACTCGGCCGTAACGATGTTGGCCGTCCGAGTCATATACGCAACCCAATGCGATTCACAATATTGATAAACAAACCCGTTGACTTCTTCTAATGCCTGCGAATGGCACCACGGCATATTTAAGAAAATTGAATTCCAGTTTTCATTGCCAAGCTCGAACATGCACCATTTTGCAGGGTCGAGAGTGTTTTTGACAATCGTTGCCATTTCTGTGATTAGAGCGTCGCTAGCTGCGATGGGAATATGAATCCAAGCATTTTTCCCTAGCTCGTTGCACATTTCAAGACAGGTTTCTACCGGGATAGTCTGCTTGAGCGAGCCTTGAAACGTCGGCGGCATGGTCGGCCGCGTTGTCGGGGTCGCCATATCTGCAACTTCGCGGGTGTAGGTATTGCCAAGAATTTGTTGCGGATAAACCCAACGAAACCACTCAAACGGAGCCATAGCATCCGTCATATGAGGTAGGAAGTGAGTGGTATCGGCCAGAGCAATCCCAGGGGCGCGAATAGTAAGTCCACGGCACCCTGTCGGTGCAACGTCGGTATTCATTCGCTTGGTATTTAGGAACGAAAGTGTAGCGGTCCCGCCAGCCGCGATGACGTTAATATCGAAAGTCGTATCGTTAGTATCCACCACAGTCACATTACTAATCGTCCACGTAGCAGGAGAGATTGTAATCGACGATGCTTGTCCGAGCAGTTTACAATGTAATACCTGGGGACTACCGGTGCCCACTATCGAAGGCAATTTATAACCAAAATCCACTACCGGATACCGATCAGTCGCATTTAGGGCAGGATAATCAGGCCCGTTCGCATTAGGGTCGGCGTAAGTACCGAAATTCCCTGCGGAATATTCTAATCGAGTGTAGATCGCTTGAGGCGAAGCGGACGAATTTGATTGTAGATTTATCCCGATGGCAAATTCCCAGTTCCCGTCTTCGGGAACACTGGCAGATGCTCCTTGGTGATTTCGTTTAATCAGCATGAGAACCCTTAGGCAAATTGACCAGCAAAAGCACCGAACCAATGCCCGCGCGGAGTAGTGGCCGTATTTGGACCAGAGTTTCTCCACATTTGTGCGATCATTTGGGTCCCAGGAGCAGGGAAATTTGCGAGGGCGGCGCAATCATAAACACCCCAATCGAAAACGTCAGTAATTAGGTTGGTGGCTCTCCAATACACATAAGTTTTTGTCCCGTCACTTCTCCACCAAGTAAATAGCTCATAAACATCAGCGCCGGTGGTCTGTGAAGGAAAACCAGTTCCGCCATTAAGCGTCACAGGTGTAAAAGCCCCAGCCCCATCGTTGTAACCGAGCTTTAGCTGCGTCATATCCGAGTCAGAATAGAGAGCAAAGGCGTTAAGAAACGTACTGGGCTCAACGTTAAAAGTCGGCACCGGGCCGAAACCAAGGAAAAACCTACCGTCAGTGATAGCGTCGAAAACACTAAAAGCACCACGCCAAACAAATTCCCAGGGAACCGCTGCAGTAGGAACGAAAAAAGGAGAGTTTGCTAAGGTAGTAGTTGAGGTAAGTCCTGCACAACGGTTAATCGCCGCCGCCGCTCCTTGTGATTGGACTCTAACTAGTTTACCATAAGCGTCAGTACCTGGGGCACCTGCTACAGCGATAGAGCTGTCTAATTGGGTAAAAGTAACTCCGACTGTACCTGTGGTAAGAGAAGTACTATTAGCAATGGGGGCAGCACTGTAAGAAGGTGACCTTCCATTTTTCAGGTAAATAACTGGAGTACAGGAAATCCAGGTATTCGATGCGGCACGATAGAGAGCTTGAAGAACTTCGCCAGGGAGAACAAATCGTTTCATCCCAGCGCGGTCGATGACAACCCCTTTCATCAGAAGAATCGCGGGGCCATAGTTGTCAATGGTTAGGAAATCCCCATCAAGCAAAGTCGGGTCAGTTGCAATGTTCGGAAGAACAATATCAACCTGCGGACCGGTATCCGCGATGGAAACTCCACGATTGCAATCGTCATGGGTGATGTTATAAGTACCTGCACCACCGGAAAGAACAATAGCGGATAGAGTACCACCTCCTAAGGTGTCCCCCCACGTAACTAAAGCCGCATTATCAGTAGGATCGCCTGTAATAGTTGCAAATGAGGAAGAACCACTACCACCATTACCACCACCCGAGACACTGTGATTTACGGAAACAGCCATCTTAAACTCCCATGAGAACCTGCACTAGAGCATCAGTTCCAGTGAGTGTGCTTAGATTTGCCCTGGCATATTTCCAGGGAGCAGAAGTTGTGGTAAACCCATCAGATGACGATGTAGTCCCAGTAAGAGTAATGGTGCCACCCTCTGTTTCCAAAGCGTTCACACCATCATTAGAAAATTCGATCACCACCTCGGCGTCAACTGCGCCTGTTCCAGTAACAGTGGCTTGAAAAGTAGCTTCAGGGCTGTCTTTATAGAGCCATGCACCTGTCCCAGTAACAGTGACACCACTGCCTGGAAACAAATTATAAACACGCCCGCTCTTGATATGTACATTAGCCATAATTCCCCCAAGGAATGAAGAAGGGGCTTACCGCCCCTTCCCAGGTTTATCGAACGTATTCGAAGATTACGTAAATTTCACCAGCATCAGGATCACCGGTGGTTGCTGAGCCTTGCGCCCAGATTTTATAGTCACCACCACTGCCTTCGCCAATTGTAGTCTGCAAAATCAGGTTAGATGGAGATAGTGTAGCATTAGTGCCTACAGTAGTAAACACGTCAAACGCACTCACAATCGTGGTACCTGCAGATGCAAATCCCAGAGATAATGTAGCCGCAGAGATCGAGTTACCAGCAAGTTTGGTTTTATTCCAATAAGCGATACGAGTGATTGCAGCATTCGGAGGGAACGTAGCAATTAACGTGTTTACCGGAGTAGTACCAAAGTTTGCAAAGGTGAGTTTGCATACCTTAACTTGAAGTGCCTTGACTTGGCTGTTGATTACCGTTTGATCGGTTGTAAAATTGATAGCCATTTAATAGCTCCTTTTAAAGGGCCGGTATTGCTACCGGCCTGTTGCTATTAAGCGCCCGGAGAACCGAACAGGGCACGCCAATCAGTGTTACCGAAGGAATAGCGACCCGTCACCTTGAACTTGGCGTTCTCGGTTTCAAAGTCGTTGTCCATGTCAAACTGGTCAGCACGCCGCTCGAAATACTTCATGCCGTCCTTAACATCGGTCCGGATGAACCAAGCGTCAGTATCCGTCAGGTAGTGGTTCGTCACAACTTCCGGGACAATGCCCAGAGCCTTAAGCGCGTTCAGATCGTTGTTAGCAGTGCCAACACGACCATCGGTGCCAAGGATACGCTTCGCTTCAAACATGAGCTGGCGCGGGATGATAAGCGTCTTCGGACGAACAGCGATCAGAAGACCACGGTCGTTGGTGAAGCCAGCAATATCAATCGACGCTTGTTCCAGAGCAGCTTCTGACAGGTCAGCGGCAGTACTCAGAACGTTCGATTGAGTGCCACCAGCGATGTTGGCGTGGCTGGAAACCAGCAGCACCGAACCGTCGCCATAGGTGGGGTTGCCCGAGCCGGTGAAGGCGCGGTTGTAGACGTTAGCCGCAACGATTTCCTTGGTTTGACGAGCGGAGAACGCCAGGGCGCCCGCCTTCTTCTTACCAATCACATCGTATTGATCGTCTTCCACCATTTCACGGGTGATGACAAAGCCGGAGGCATATACGACGTGCGTATAACGAGTCGTGAAGCCTTGACGGGCGGTGTCATACGTGATGGCCGAGCCTTCGGGCTTAACCGCAAGCAGGCCAAAGCCGCTCTGACCAACATCCTCTTCCCATTGACGGTCAGAGGTAAATTTGTCGAAAAGCTTGGTGTACTCAACTTCGTACTGGTTGTAGGCTTCCCCGTACCAAGCGTTAACGCCGGGCCAGAGTGCTTTAGCAAATGAACTAGAATTGATAGACATAGTTGTTCTCCTTTAGGTAGCCGTCTGGCCGCCCATGTAGTAATGTTGATTAATCATTACCAGGAGACGCTGGTTCGCCGCCGCCGTCTCGTTGTCGGCACGATCAACAATGCCAACAATCTTCAGGGGAAGCGTATTGGTAGTCGTCGGAGCCGTTGTGCCGGTAGCCATGGGCGAAACACCCGTGGTGGTATCCGGAGCCGTGCAAGTAACGCCTGTGTTGTTACCAACGAGGGTAAGGGTACAGGGAACCGTGCCGCCGTCAGCCGCCGAAAAGATAATGTCAGGGCTATCCGCGACCCACACCATGCGCTTCGTCGAAGCAGCACGATATTGGGGAGTGTTGAGATTGGTGGGATCGGGGACGATACCAACAACCGCACCAAGGATAAGACCTGAGGTAACTTGACCAGAGGCAGCAAGACGAACGCAAGTAGGATAGGCCGTGGTGGCAGTGCCAGCATCGGCTTTGACGAGATCGCCCACATTCACAGCCGTGCCGTCACCTGCTACGATTTCGTAGAGGTTGGCTTGGCCGTTATATGGGGAACCGTTCAGGTGCTTAACGGGCTTAAACCCGCCAAGACGTGAAACGTTAGCCATGTTTATTTCTCCAAATTGCCCCTGGATTTAATAGGATTAACGGTTGGTTGTTACCGAACCGTAATCACCGCCAGAGGGGGTTTTAATAGTTTCTTCTAGCTGGCGAACCCGCTGTAGCTTGGCCTCTTGGTCTTCTTTGTAAAAGTCCTTATGAATCCGCATTACAAAGGCTTTGTCGCCTTTGCCTACGGCCACCTGGGCTTTGGTGCCTTCAGGGGTAGGACTATTGACCCGCTTGTCGCCTACGCGAACAGAGGACGCTTCAACTAGCTCATAGCCAGCATCTTGGAACTGGGCGATTCTATCGCCGGTATCGTTGACAATTCGATACTCATAATCAGGGTCTTTACCTGAGACGGTGAGGATGTTTCTTTGTCCTACCGGGGTACGGGAAATACGGCTCTTAGGTGCCTTCGCAATGGTTTCTTTTTCAGTAGACATTTTAGCGTTCCTGTACTTTCTTAAGTTGACTCATATATTCTGCTTCGGTCATAACACCGGTCGATACGATCTTTCGCATGATCTTTCGTTCGTCATCACTAAGAACCATGGTACTCTTAACTACAGAGTTCCCGCCACGACTTGAAGCTGCTACAGCATTTGGGCGTTCGGTCTTTTGATTGGCAAACTTATGGGGAAACTCTTGACGCACAGTTTCTTCAACCTTGCGCAAGACTTCTTCCTGGGGGATACCACGGCGTGCCATATCTAGGCCCACCTTGTCAGCTACGGCTTGCATAGCCAAATCTTTGGTATACCAACTATTCCTGTCAACCCATCTCTGAAAGTTAGGGTCAACTTCCGGCACAGCGGGAATTGCAGCTTCTTGCTGAATCCGGGCCTTTTGTGCCTTAACGTCGTCGATCTGGTCTTCTAATTCAAAAGCCTTCTCGTGTTCGCCTTCCACTAGGAGGGCACGACGTTGTGTTTGTAGCGCCTTGAGGGCGCGATCATAAGCACTCTGCTCAATCTTGCTATTGTGAACCTTAAGCGCCTCTAGCGCCTGCTTCATAGCCTTCATGTCACGAGACTGGTGCTCGATCTTCCCGAAGAGTTCACCACGCCGAACGAATTCGGGCGCGTCGATAAACTCGTCGTCTTCTCCCTCAAACTG